CCCTTTTTCTCATAATAAAGTTAATTAGTCTGTAGTCCAAGCAAGATTTGCACCAGTAGTAATCTGACACATGTCTACCATGTTGGCAGTAGATGCCTGAGTATTAGTAGTTTGGTTAAGAGCAATTAATACTTCTCTTGGATATTCTGCGTGCATTCCAGCTAATTTAACAGCAGTACCATTTGCATCTTGTAGTCCAACACCAGTAGTTTGCTCACCTGAAGCGAACTCTAAATATGCTTTCTTTTCAAATACTTTGTCATATCCTAACATGAAGAAATAAGTTTCTGGATCAGCAGTATCACAGTCATCAGCATAAGACTCACATAATGCGTAAATTCCACAAGACTCAGTTAATTCTCTTAATCTTTGATTAATTTCTTCAGTTATTTTTGGAACATAAAATTCAAGCTCTATGTTTACCATTGTTGAACCATTTTCTCTAGTTGCATTTGCAGAAAAACCAGCAGTTCCTCTTTCAAATTCAAATTCAAACCAGTTTGCAACCTCGTTAGGAGTTGTACCTGGAACTGTAGGGAAAGCTGTGATTTCACCTCCTGCTGCTCCAGTTGGAGTTCCTGTAACTGCGTAAGTTACAGCACCAGTAAGTTTGTCCGTTTCCATAAGCCAGATTCTTTTAATCCCACCTCTTCTGTTTCTATCGCAACATGCTATTGCGTGTCCTTGTGTTAAAGCCATTTTTTTTTATTTTTTTTTGTTAATCGTTGGGGGGATTTTACTCCCCCCTAAGATAAATTAATTATTAATCTTGAGTCATAGTTACACACATTCCAGGCTCTTTAACAGCAACACCCATAGAATATAGCATTCTGAATCTGTTTTCTTTACAATCTCTGTTGTACCACATGTCTACATCTTGTGCTACAAAGTCAGTACCAACTGTAATGTTGTTAGTAGCAGTCCATATTGCACATTTAGTATCTCCTACAGCATTTGGAGCTAAACCATTTGTCATGTTAGCTAAAGCAGCACCATAAGTTGCAATATCAACATCCCAAGAGTTTACAACCTCTAATTTTACACCATTGAATCTTAATGCACCAACTCCATTTTGTAAATCAGCATAAGCAGCAGTATGTGCTCCGTTAGAAGCTCTTAATTCTTTTGCATATCCTTCAGCAAAAGCTCTTGAACAGTAGATAATTTGATTGTCAGCAGTAGCTAATTCTACAGAACGAGCAGCTAACATATCCTCTAAAGTTGTAATAATATTAGCATTGAATACTTTTACTTGTGCACTTGGTAAAGCAGCACCAACATGACCATCTAAAAATTTCCAGATACCATTACAAAGTAATTGAGTAGATTCAGTTGCACCATTAGTTGCATCACCCCACCATAAGATAGTAGAGAAATCTCTCATTATTCCTTGCATAACAATTTCAGAAACAATTTCCATAAATATAGTTCCAGATAGATCAGCTCTATTGATACCTTTTTTAAGTAATTGTGATTTTATGTGAGAAAGTAAAGCTACAGCTTTTTGTGCATGCTCTACTTCTAATCTACATAGTGTTAAAGTTATGTTAGAATTTGTTGATTGAGTTCCATCTGCTGCGAAGCATACTTGACTCATTGATTTAGTGATGTCTTTTACAGAAGTGTATCTATCTAATAAGATAGAAGCTCCAGAAACATCAGAAATAACATCCATCCCTACTAGGTGGTTGTTTTCAAAGAAAAGAGGTGCTAAGAAATATTTTCTTGCATCTTCTTGACTCCATGTTAAACTTGATGATAATACATTTGCCATTTTTTTATTTTTTTATTGTTAATTTTTAATTTTTAAAGTACACTTTGTTGTCAGAAGCTATGTTATTTGCATATACATCCCATTGACACTCAGTTTTAGCTTCTAATGATGGGCTAGGATCTTTACTAGGCACAACATCACTCGGAGTTCCCTCCATTTTCGCTTCTTTTACTTTATAGCCATTAAGCTCTTCAGTAAGTGTTGCTATGTAACCATCCTTTTCAACGATAGAACCATTTAGCTCAACGATTGCTTTAGCTGACTCTTCAATAGACTCTTCTATAGCATTCATTTTACTAGACACCTCATCATTGTCAAGAATTTTTACTTCTTTAGATTCTGCTGTTTTACTAAACATATCAGAAATAAAAGATTTTAAGTTTTCAAACTCTTTTTCCATTTGATTTTCTTTTTTTTGATTATTAAATAATTTTTCTACAATACTTGTATTCTTGTAGTCGTACTTCTTTATATCAAACATAGCTGCCATTTTTATAGGCTCTTCTACTAAGTTGATAAAACCTGCTTCTTTTGCTTCTGAACTATTAAACCAAGTTTCTTCATCCATCCAAGAACGGATTTGTTCTTCTGTTTGACCAGTTTTTGAAACATATATATTAATAAGCCTTTCACCCATTTTATCCATAAGGTCAGCAGCTTTTCTTAAATCATCTGAATCTCCAACTTCACCTCCCCAAACATTGTGAATCATATAAAGAGAGTTTTCACTCATAATTACTTCATCAGCAGCTAGTGCAATAACACTTGCCATTGAAGCAGCAATTCCCTCTATACGAGCAGTAACTTTTTGTGGCATTCTATTTATAGCATCATAAATTGCTAAACCATCTATAACAGAACCTCCTGGCGAATTTATCCTTAAAAGAACAGATGTATCATTAGGGATTTGTTTTATCTCATTAATAAAAGACTTGGCATCAACCCCAAAATTACCAATTTCATCATATATCATTACCTCAGTCATTTGACTTTTAGCAATATT